CCTCCCAAATCCAAGCGCGGACGGCTTCCATCGTGTCCTCGTCGAGTTTCGCAAACGCTCCGCACTCGTGCTTTAAGGCGCTCCGAAGTTCTTGGTCGATGTCATCCACCAAGATCAAAATATCAAGCGCCTTGCAGGCCACCTCGTGCTCGTATCGCTCTGTTTCGTCGTATTCAAGTGTCATTTTCATGCTTCGTCCTCCTCTTCTTCTTCTTCCAAGTCTGGAAATAAAATGCTGAATGAGTCGCCTGCGAGTCCTTCCACGGCGTATTTGTTGCCGAAGACAAATTCCCCGTGCATGGTCTCCCCTCCTTGTTCCCAAGAGACGATGGCGAGGCCGCAGTCGTAATGCTCCGAGAGGATGCGCTTCGCTTCTGCGAGTGCTTCCGTTCGATCCGATTCAACCGTCGGTTGTCTCTTTTTTTTCAAGCAAGAACGTCTATTTTTTTGGATACTCGGTTGCGTAAATTGGCGAGCATATCGCGCTCGGTCATGCCCTTCGCCCAATGCGGACGTAGCTGATAGTGGGGTTCGTCAACGAATTTCCAGTCCCCGCCCCATTCCATGCCGAGCGACTTTCCAAGCGTGCCGAGTTCGTGGTAGAGCGGATGTTCGCCGCAATATTCTTTGCCGCGAAAAATGCCGATATCAAAAGCGATACCGAAATTGTGATTGCTGTGTCCGGCGGCGGCGTTCGTGACCTTTTTTCCTGGAGTTGTGCGGCCCCGCGCATAGAGCGCATCTTGCTCCATATAGCTCCGAGTGCCGCTGATGATTTTAACGTCACAACCGACCTTTGCACAGATGACCTTTGCAACGCCTAGGAAGGCGCGTGCGGCCTTTTGAATCGCTGGGTGGAGCGTTGCAAGCTGAATCTCCGAGCGGTCGTCAAAGGTCATTTTTTGAGCGATGGTATTTCTGGTAACTCATAACAAAAAGTGCCGTAATCCGTTTTGACGCATAAAGCCGGATTATTGAATCCAGCGCATGAAGTCAGGAAAGCCATTCCAAGAAACGCAAATGAAAGAACGATCATCCAAAGCGCGATGGATTTGGCGTTCATTTTTCCTTTCGGAAGATTTCGATAAGTCCGATTATCGACGCAAGCGCCGCCCCTATTGCGTCCCACTTCGACGGGTCTAGGCTCAAACCGGCAACGCTGCCGATGATGGCGATACCGCGAATGGTTGACGGTTCCTTCAATTTTGCGAGTAGTGTTTTCATGGTTTTTTGGGTCGAGTCATTTTATACAACGAAACTGCACCGATGCAAATTCCGAGAAGCAGGGAAGCAATACGCAACCAGGCTTCAACTTCCGAGAACGAGATCAAGACAGCGGCTGCGGGCGCTGACGTGCCGACGAGCGAATGGAAAGCGTGGCTGTCCATTAGCTCAATCCGCCTTGGCTGATGAGTTCTTCGGTGAGCGTGCAGGATTGGAGAATGATCGTGCTTCGTTCGCCTGCGGTCGTAAGTTCAACTTCAATTTCGGTCGTTACCGAGGTGGCGTTAAGGAGCAGATCGCGAACGCCGAACGTGCAAAAATCAACAGCGGCTGTTTTGCCTGGTGCCGCGCTCAATCCGCTTTGCACTTGGAGCGTCGGCAAGTCAGTGAAGCCCTTGTCGCCGCCGAAATTAATATCGTAATAACTGTTCTGAACTCCGACAACGGTCGCGTTACCTGCTCCGATGGAGTCGAGTGCTTGGAGTGCTGTTTGCAACTGCGCGGCGGTCGTGCTTGCGTCTAGCGGATCGGTCTGACGTAGGACGGTCGTGGCAATGCTTCCTGTCGTCACCGTGCCTGTGCCGGTAGTGATCGCAACTGCGCCTGCTGTTACGCCAAGCAAAAATTCAGTCGTCTGTGGAATTGAGCGCACGAAATATTGAATGCCTGCCGTATACCCTGTAAGAGCCGTGAACCCTGTTAGAACCACAGGCTGGGCGAGCGTCAGTCCGTGGTTGCTCGTCGTAATAAATACGCCATCCGTGACGGTGCTGGCGATATCCACGTTGTAGGTCGGAATCGTAAAGCGATAACTGCCGAGATACGGAGCGCGGGAGAATGTCACGCGCTGAATTTCGTTGTTGAGCGTCGAGCCGGTGAGCGTGGTTGCAATGCTGACGGTCATTGCCGTGCCGAGATCCGTCCACGTTGGCTCGTAGACTGCTGGAGCGAGACGAAGTTGAAGCTCTTGGATTTCGGCGTTGGTCGCGTCTCCTGCAATGCGCTCGTCGATGAGCGCGGTTGTGGTTGGAATTAACCTGGCGAAGTTGCCGGTGATCGCGCCCTGCGTGCCTGCGCTGTTAAAAGAAACGACGAAGTTCGTTGCCATCGTGCCGTCCACGCTGACCGATCCTGCGGCGGTTATTGTCGAGAGTGAGTTGAGCGCGGACGAGATCGCGCCTGCGGTCGCGCTAAATCCTATCGCTCCGCTTGTCTGGCCTCCGAACGAGAGAGTAAATGTGCCGGATGCTGGCGTGCCTGTGCGGCTTCCTACGCCGAATTTTACGCTTGTGCCGGTGTAGTCGATGACGTTGAACGGAGCGGATACGTTATTTGTCGCCTCCAAAAAATACAAGTTGATCGCGCCGTTGTCGCCCTTTACAAAGCGTGGCGTTATTGACGGCGTCAAGCTCGTCAAGCTGGTCGCCAATCGGCGGTTCGTTGTGTCAATAAAAAGATCGCGTGCCATTTATTCGGGTGTTTTGTCAACAGCTTCCCATTTTCCTATCGGGCAACGCTCGGTTGCCATGCGGAGCTTTGCCCAGGTCGAGCATCCGCACTTGCGACAGCGGCCCGTGGCGTTGAGTGCCTGCGCGTCCCATTCGAGACAGGCGCGGCAGGTCTCTTGTCGGGCGGCGAGGGCTTCCGGTGGCGTGGTCGGTGCGCCGTGGCGTAAAAATTTAACTGCGGCGTTTTTGAATTGAAAAATGCGGTCGATGCCTTCGCGCTCCCCATATCGCTTGACAAAATTTGCACGGAATCTCTCAAACTCGGTCATGGCATTTCTGAAATCGTTAATGTCCAATCATCACATCCCGATCCCGCTGGGCCATAATCGTCGTAGACAGGATGAGTGCCGGAAGGGTTTACGGCATAAATAAATGAGCTAAGTAAATTACATGGATTCCCATCACCTATCGGCCCCCCATTGTAAACTACCCCAATCCATAGTTCATCCCATTCACATCCAGGAGGAGGATCAATATTTGCACGAGAAAAATTAATTGAATAACCGTCTGCTGTTTGTGCTGAAAAATACCCGCAAGCATCCATCGTCGAAAACGAAACGATTGATGACCATGAAACCGATGTTACTGCAAATTTTTTGCCCTTGATACTATCAGGCAATGGGCAACAAGTAACACAACACGCGCAATTAACAGCGCGAAGGCCGCCGTCGGTTTTAATCTTGATGTCTCCGGCTGATGTGCGGCCTAAGATCATGGGCATTCCTCGGTGGCGATCCACGTCAACGTGCCATCCACCGCGCCAAGGACGTATGTGCCGCTGCTTGGGACGGGTGGAATCTTGAGCTTGAAGCCCGTAAAGCCCATTGACGAGACCTGATCAACAAGCGTCGGATCGGCTTGCAATTTCGCCCAGACAAAATTTTGCATGAGTGCGTAAGAGGAGATCGGCTTTAGTTGGTCGCCCCCCTTTGCTACGGTCTGGAAATCGTTTGGGAAGTCATTCATTTATTTAAGGAAATATTGTTCGAACAACAGCATATTCTCCAGGTGCCAGCCCCCATGTAACTTGAACTTCATCAACTCCTCCAAATGACTGGCGATTCACATTTATTATTTGAGTTTTTCCAATTACAGAATAAAGCGTAGATCCGGTTTGGCTTAAAAATGCTGCTTCAGAAGTCGTGCCAGATAAAATCTTAAACGAAACAGTCTCTGCTGGGGTAGCAAGTGTGGTCACGGAAACATTTGGGAGCATTGTAAAAGTCCGAGTTATTGTATCCGATAAGATCTTTAGGCGAATGATTGTTGAGGTTGAAAAGGTGTTTGCTTGAAAAATGGTGAATAAGGTATAATTTATAGTAAAATCGCCAACACTTGCGCCAAAAACAACCGGTATTCCTGCACTCGTTGAGAGTGTCCCTGCAAAAGAACTCGATGTAAATGTTGTGAAGCCGTCTTGACCAGCAGCTCGCGTCGGGTTCTGACGAATGATATAAGCCGGATATTCCGGCAAGCGGTTACCAGCGGCGAGTAGCGGCGCGAGGTTGTCGGCCTCGGTCGTGCGGCACTTGTATGTTGCGTCAATGCGCGAAAGGCCGGACGGGAAGTCCTGTTTTTGAACGTCCGTTAAAATTAAAGTATCTTTTCCGTGGTAAATATGTGGCATTTTTTTAGACCATTACTGGCTGTGGCAGTTTCATTTCGAGCTTGACGACGGCCTCTTGAATTATTTTGACCATGCCCTCAAGCGTCATTGGAGTTTTCTTTTCTTCGACCTTCTTTTCGGCCTCTTTTTTCATGCCCTCGCCCATTCGCTTTTGAGTAGATTCAAGTGATTTTTTGACCTTGTCGCTTGTGCCTTGGCCTTCGGTGCGGATCTTGTAAAGCTCGTCGCGGATCTCTTTGTCGCTCCCTCTGAGGCCGTAGTCGCGAGCGATGTCTTGGATCGCGCGAGTATCGCGACCTTTGCCTGTCCCGCGGATCATCGCGTCCTCTTCGCGTGATTTAATTTGGCGAGCGGTTGCCTCGGCAGCACCGTATCGGCCCGCCGCAATTTGCTCTTGCGCCTTCTTCATCAGCTTTCCGCCTGGGTCAACGGCCTCGGAGTCTTGCTTGGATTTAATATCTGCGCCGATTTTGGTGGCGAGTGAGTTTTTTGTCCTGTCAGCGGCTCTCGATGCTCGCTCAAGTTCGTTGGCGAGCTTTGTAGCCTCTTCATCACCCATCCCGCTTTTGATCATGTCTTGGATGCTCTTGTTTAAAGCGGCTTCAGAATTCAATCGCTCTACCTCTTTAGTGTTACCAGACGCAATCGCATCGTTTATTTTAAGCTGGAGAGCGACTTCATCACGCTTGAGCGCGGCTGATTCCTTTAGTTTTTCCTGCCTTGCTTTTTCGGCATTGGCGGCGCGTTCATCTTCGGCTTTAGCGTTTTTAGCCTTATCCATCTCAGCTTGCTGCTCTTTCGATATTTCTACGAAATTGAATGGCCTTGGCCCGAATGCTGCGTCCCCGCTCTTTTCGATCTCCTTGTTTTTGGCAACTACCTCCTCCTGTTTTTTAATAGTCGTATCGAAAAGCGGAGTGACTCCGACCATGTTTTTTTTGAAGTTCTCAGAAAATTCAGACCCGGCTGAGGCTAGTTCTTTGCCTAACGACTCTGCGTCATAATACATTGCCCCGAATAGTCCCGCCGCATCTTCTTTTGCCGTGGCTGCAAACTCTTCCATTCCGCGCCTTAATGGCGAAAATCCTGCTATTTTGGGAAGCATATCTGACATGCTTTCAGCGATAGCTGCGGCGGCCTTTAGTGCGACTAAGTTGAATGCGCCCGTGATATACGTCATCAACATTCCCTCTGGATCGAATACTGTGGCAATGAACTGCCCCGCCGATTTGAAAGATGCAACTAGTACCGAATAAATGCTGTTGCCCGTCTCCATCGCTTGCATTTTGATTGCTTCAAATGCCGCTTTGAAGCCTTCGGAGAAGTTGCCCACTTTAAACTCGTCAACGGCCTTCTGGAACAACTTCATTCCTTCGCCCGCACCGACGAAAAACTCTCCGAGCTCTTGACCTATGCCCGCCGCGTCGATCATCGAGAGCGCGGTTGTAACGGCGTCGAGTGCAGGCGAGACCTTATCTAGCAGACCAGCCGCAAACTCGATAAACTTGCCACCCACGACAACAAGGTTGTCGCTGATGCGGTCGAACTGCGACGATCCTGCTTTCATTATGTCCGGCAGCGATCCGAGTTGCAGTTTTGCTGTCTCGATCTCGTCGTCGAAATTGGCGAATACCTGGTTGAGTGCTCCGCCTGATCTTCCGAATATCTCTATCGCCGTCGCTGCACGCTGCGCTGGGTCTGGAATTGCGGCGATAGCCTTACCTATCGTGCTCAGTTGTTGTTCTGGCGATAGTGTTTTGAGTTGAGAAAGAGAAAGTCCGAGATCAACGAATGCGTAAGCGGCTTTGCTTGTTCCATCCTCGGCATCAATAAGCGCCTTTTGCATTCGGTTAAGCATAGGGCCAACAGAATCTGCACCTAGTCCGGCGTTTTGAAATGCTCGCTCAAGCAGCAAGACTTTATCAACCGCAATTCCAGTTCTGTCTGAAAGTTCATTAAGCCTTCCCCCCATATCAAGCGCGGCCCCGAAGCTCTGCACGGTCTTTTGTGCAACGGCAAATGCGCCATCGATCGCCATTGATCCCAGCTTCGCGGCGGCTCCGGCGAGCGTTGCCCCTACGGCTATTTTCCCGAAGCCGATCTTTGCCTTCTCTCCAGCTTCTTCGCTCGCTTTTCCGAGAGTCTTTACCTTGTCGGTTGTGCCTTTGGACTGATCTCCGATGGCCTTGATATTCTTCTCCATCGACGTCACTTGACCGATGCGCTTCATCGTGCCTTCAAGCTCAGTCATGGACAGCTCGCCGCCCTTAACCTTGTCTTTCAGCCCATTCAATTCGCCTTGAACGGCCTTAAGTGTCTTCTCAAGTCCTGTATCTGTTGCTCCAAATTCTACTGTTACGTCGGCCATATCGTTATGTTTCTATAAGTCCTTTTTGTCTCTTTTTTAGGATGGCTTCCATTTGCTTTTTCATTTTTGTTGCAACGACTGATTTTGCGCGTAACTCCTCGCTCACTGGAATAACATCGCTTGCCCAAGGCGTTTTGTTTGTAACTTCAACCCTTGGGTTTTTTTTATCTGCTGTCATGTCCTGCACGCGACCGTTGTCGAAGTCGCCAGTATGCCGTGTAACCCACTTCGGAAAGCCTGCGATCAAACTGCCTTTGTTCACCTTTTTGAGCTTGAGTGCGCACGATGCCCATCCTGCCTTGGCGATACCAACCTTTTTCAAGACGGTTTCTTTGTAGGCGTTCATCGTGGCCTCGCTTACAAACATTTTATCCAAGAATTTCCAGCGTCCGATTGTTTTATCGCGCGATCCTGCGGATGACATCTTGCCATTCACGAAAAATTTCTTGTGGAAGGATCGCATATCGGTCATCGAAGCATCTGGTCTAAAATAACTCTTTTCGGTTCCGTATGCGTATCCATCTTTTCCGACAAATAAGCGGACGTTTTCGCCTGTTTTATACCAAGCGTAGCCACCTGCTTCCTGCATTGCGGCGCCAATGATTCCAAAGATTCCAGCGCGACGCCTTGAATGAACTGCGCTTGATGACCGCCCTCCGACCAGATCGCGAGTGATCGCCTTCTCCCCTGTAAGCTTCGCCTTGTCGTCTGCCCCGAAAGGCTGCGTCCTTCTAGCCAATTCCACGCAAAGAAGGCGAGCGTTTAGCATGACGGCGTCAGGAATCGTGACTTCGCGTATCTCTGCGTAGTCCTTCATGATCTGCTCAAATTTCAAGCTCTCGAATTTGAATTTTGCCATATTTTGCGAGCGTGTCTTCTATGGTGGCGAGAGCGTCAACATCAACGCGGGCGTTGTTGTTAGCCCAAGCGGAATGCCGACCGTTCGCGTAGTCGTCAGCGTGCAGAAGTTGAAGCCCCACCGCGAATGGCAGTTCCTCCATGATCTCTCGAAAGCCCCAAGCTGTTATCTTGACTAGCCGGTAGGCGTAGATAGCAAGCCAGTTGGGGCTGTTTAGTTTGGGCTTCCTGCGCCTTCCCCTGGCTGAGATGCTGGAGAAGCGGAGTTGTAAAGATCAAAAGCCTTGCTCATCTCGTCCGACATTGCGCCAGTCTCGTGATGGTGCGTCATGTTCTTCTCGATCCAAGAATCCACAGCGTTGATAAATATTGCGCGGTCGTTGACGACGCCTCGGATCGTGCTCATTGGCTCTGAGTGCAGGAAAGTAAATGCAGCCGCTTTCCAAACCGGATCCATTTCGCCGCTGAATACCTCGTTGCGTTGCATCCATGAGATCGTAAGCGCGGTGATCGGTCGCAGGGTGCGCCCGTTCACGATCTTCGGGCCGTCTTCCATTGCTTGGATGCGGAGTATTTCGTCGTCTTTTTCTAGTTTCTCAACTGAAACTCCAAAAATTGCTGCCCTCAGTTCGTTGTCTTTTATTTTTTTCATATAAATTATTTTAAAAATCTGGTCATTTCCTGCTTGGTCTTGTCCGAAGCATTTTCCGAAATGGCGATGCGTTTGCCGTTGTGCTCGACCTCGATCAAGCGCGGAGTGTTGCGGATGATATCCACCAAGACATCGCGGTTCGCCAATGCGGCGCGGATATAGCAAAGCGGATTCTCTGGGTCTTTGGCTTCGAGTTCGTCGCCTTCCTTGGTCATCTGGCGATAAACCTGCGAGGCGTCTTGGCCCTTGTCGTTCACTCCCTCAAACCAGAACTCGGTGGACTCCTTGCCGTCGGTGCGAACCAGTCGAGTGACCGGTGGCTTATTCATCTTGAAATTTAGCGTGGCTAGGGCCACCGCAGCTTTTAGGTTTATTGTGTGGAAAAATTTAATATTGCAGTCCATATATAAAAAGGCGGCTCCCTTTAGCCGGGGAGCCAGCGGCATGAGCCAGGTTGTTAGACGATCTCTGGGTATTGAGTCGCGGAGACCGTGATCGTTTTGAATGTGCCTGCGCCTGTGGTTTCGGAAACAGAATCAACGATAACTGCACCACCAGAAACGCCGTAGGACGTTGTATCGTTGGCGAGAGTAAGGATGTTTGCGAGTTCGTAAGCAACGCCGCCGTTGATGACGCCGTCGAGGCTGATCGTTGCGCTTTTATTGAAGTAAGCCACGGCAACGGTGTCGCCGAGCGCGTCCATAACAGTTGCTTTGTCGCTCTGAACCGAGCGAGAAAATGAGTTGAGCAAAAGACCTGTCTCTTGGAGAAGGCCGAATTCGACGCCTGAGGCGACAGAGCTAGTGATGACGGTTGCTGGCATAGTAATTCGTGAAAATTGTCAACTTGCGAAAAGCGCGGCGTGAACGGTGATCGTGACCGACCGTTCAAAGTGCCGCTCGTTTGACGAGAGAGAAACCGGCCCGTCACGAAGGATACCGAAAACAAAAGCGTATTGCGGACGGACTGCGTTCAACTTTGTCTTGAGGCCTGTAATGTCGTGCGATACGCAGAGCACTTGTGACCACAGATTTTCCATTGCCATTTGATCCATGTCGTCGGCCTGCACGATCAAGGCAATATCGACCGAGAACTGGAAAATCGCGGAGTCTATAATGCTCTCGCGCTGGCGAGTGCATTTCACAAAGCAGGCTGGCAACGTCATCGTGCCGAAGTTCTCGGCGGCTGTCACCACAAGTGCGCTCTGCATCTCTTGCTGCAACGCAAGAACGAAAGTATCAGTAAGCGCCTTCTCCAGCGTCAGAGTGTATGTCGAGTCCGTTATCATTCCCTTGGGCGATAACGTCAACAAGCCCAAGCCGCGCGATCTCTGCATCGCATTCGTCTTTTGTTCCTACGAATAGCACGCTTTGCGTCGAGATCGCTTTCTCTGTTTCGTCGAAAAAGATGATCGTGCTCCCATCATAAACGAGTTTCCAAGAGGTTGACTCGTCAAAGGCCCATCCCTGTTCGTTCGGTAGAATTATCATGCGATTGTAAGCGTAGAGGTTGCCGATGTATAGACTCCTGTTCGCCCTGGAGCACCGACCAAAGTAACCGATGCGTAGGTTTGAGTTGTAGTTCCGGGGAAATATCTGAATGTCATTCCTGCGGTTGGAGCAACATTGAAAGAGACTGAAAGAGTTGTATTTGTAAACGTGGCAGTTCCTGTGCTTGCTCCACTTGTTTTTGGAGCGACAATGCTCCCAGCAGAAATTGATGTTTCTCCTGAATAAGTATTGACGCCAGTGAGCGTAAGAGAACCAGTCCCAGTTTTTGTTAGCGATAATGTCCCAGCAGTATTTCTGATTACACCAGAAAAAGACCCAGTTGCATTATTGTCTCCAATAGTCAACGTTGGCGTTCCGCTCACGCCATCTACGGTTCCACTTCCAGAAATGCCATTTATGGTATGGCTAAACCCACCAAGCGTTAAACTCCCATTATTAACAACATTACCTTTGCCTACTCCATTTGGAATTTGTGCAACCGCCGCCAAAGCTATTGTTGTTCTCGTCGAAGTTGTTGTATTTCCTGAGTAATTATTTGCTGGGTTTAATGTATTTGCTAAAGTTAGAGTAAATGTTGAACTTGCTCCTCCAGGAGTTTTGAGCAATAATCCATTTGTTCCTGTTAGTTGACCATAAGCTGTTGCCGAACCATTTATTTGACTGGATAAACTAATGTTAGATGAACCTGATGTTATTGTTCCAAAAAATTGTATTCCAGTGCCATCGAGACGGAATGCAGCTAGACCACCATCTGGGTAGGTTGCTGCGTTTACGACGATATTATTATAAACCAAGCCTGAAATAAGCCTCAATTGAGCAGGGCTTGTGCTACCATTGGCTCCAATATAAATGGTGCCTGTTCCTAAATTGCTTTTGGTTAGGGTCCCATTCACGAGCGTGTTCGTTACGGGCCCTTGATAGTAGAGGCGAGTGCCTCCACCACTACCCGGATAAGCAAGAATAAGCCCTCCGGAAAAGGTGTTATTTGCATTGGAAAACGTCGGAATCCCACCGCTATTATTAAAGGTCACCGCCGTCTTTGCTGTGACACCATCCGTAATGAGCGAGGCAAGATTGACGTTGTAATTCAATATCGTTAGCGTATTTGTTCCTGATCCTGCGGCCGAGTTACTAATTGTTCCAGCCGCATTTCCAACTCCAACTGACGCCACGGTCGCATTGAAACCATTAAGATCAAAAATACCCCCAGTCGCATTGAGCGTGCTTGCGCTACTCACGCCAGTCGCGCTGCCGAGCTTGAGCGTGCCGGCGCTGATAGTTGTTGCGCCAGTATAGGTATTATTCCCACTAAGCGTAAGCACACCGGTTCCATTTTTAATAAGTCCTATAGTTCCAGAGATAACCGACGAAAGGGTCGTCGCAGCATAAACCATAAACTGGCGGAATGCTGACGTTGCAGACGCTATTGTTCCAACATTGGTTGCACCTATTTTTGCTGCGGTGGAATTTGTTAAAATCATCCAACAACAATATAAAGCGTATTTACCAACGGAGATGTGATTGCGCTATACCCCGCAGCCGTAATCTGCATCATGTTGGTGAGTTGCGTCGAGCCGGTGATGCCGCTGGTAACTGATGCCACTCTTGTAGCCAAGTCGGTAGAGAGTCCGCTAATAGTTCCGATGGTTAGCGTAGAATTTACCCAAAGCGTGGTGGCCGAATTCCAAAGGATCGTTTGGTTGTTTTGTGGCGAAGTGATCAACACGTCGTGCAATTCCTCAAGCTCAAATCCGTTTTGCGGTCGGATATACATCTGCCCGTTTCCCGCATTCGCACGTTCCACAACTCCGATGAAAACAATGTGGTCGGGCTGCGTCGGTTTTACTCGCGTGAATGCTCCTGGAGTCGTGTCGAGATAAATGGAATCTCCTTCCACATACGGAGAACCTAACGAAAGCCCGTCGAGAACGCCTTGCGTAATTATGAATCCGTTTTGGTTTGCGCCAATAGATTCAGCCACAAGGCCGATAGTTTTGGACGAGCTTGAATCTGCTACGTTTGATGCCCGCTTGACGCTTACGCGGTTGCCTGTTGCTCCGAATAAATAAACAACCTCGCCCTTGTTGAGCGTTGTCGCCTCGGCATTGCGAACGTAGGCGACGAGCATCGACCCCATTTGCAACTGCACGTTTCCGCCTGCAAGTCCGACTTGCGGCGCGCCTTCGGTAGAGTTCCAGAACATCTTTCCGATGGCCGTTGTTTCGGTTGCCGCCGTGTTGAAATTGAGCGAGTCCGCAGGAACGTCCGCAAGCATCGAGAT